GACGCCGGCCCCCCAAAGCCGGCAATCCGTGCAGCTTCGCGCATCGCGTAACAATGCGTACACCCGGGCGAAATCACCGTGCATCCGACTGTCGGGTTCCACGTCGACTCGGTCCAGGCAATCGCGGTGTCGCGTGCCATGTGTTTCTCCCCCCCGTTGACAAATTTGCTAAAAACCCCCAATATCCGCGCTGAAGACGTGAGTCTTCATTGCAGAACTGGGGGGCCGTCCCGATTGGGGCGGCCCCCACTTTTTACGCTGCCTCGTCAGAAGCGGTCTCGGGAAAGACTTCGCTGACTGACTTATCGCCCTCGCCGGGAACGACTTTATCCGGCGACAACACGGTTTCGACCTGGCGCCAATCGAGGCAGCGCGTGGCCGCCACTTCCGGCGTCAAACCGCCTTCCCACCAGCTGTCGAGCGGCACGCCGTCGGCGAGTTGGTGGATCGTCAAGCCGGCATTGTCACGCGACAACACGGCGTTGACATCGGCGAAGAATTTTGCCCTCGCCTTTTTCGCGGGCGCGCCCTTGAGCTTGGCTCGCTGGGCGACGCGCGTGGTGTCGCCGTCGTCTGTCGTTTCGGCCTCGTCCTCATCAAGCAATTGAGGCGATGGTGCCGGCGCAGGTAACGCGGTCTGAGGCTGCGTACGGGTTATCAACGTGTTGATCCGCTGATCGTAATCCTCGATCTTTTTCTGCAGCAGTCGATTGTTCGGCATTTTTTCGAGCCGCGCCATGGTGCGCGTGCGATTGGCCCGCAAAGCGCCAATTGTCCCGGTGATTGCCGGGTTCAATATGCGCGCTTGTTGCGGCGCCAACGCCTGATCTCTGAGCCCCATCACGGGCATCAACGCCAACACCGCTCCCGGGCATCCGGGGAACATAATCAACGTTGGCTTGTCATCGCCCGCGCCGAAGACCTGCACGGTCGACGACTCGAGCAATTTCGCGAGATCAGCGACACCCTTGAGATAGGCCGCTTGATAGCCGGTACTTTCGAGGTCCAGTGTTTCGCGCGACGACAGATTGATGCTGGCGAACATGCCGTCGTAAGCCGGAAAGTCGCCTTCGACTGGGAACAGACGAAAGGTGACATTGTCGTGAGGATCCGACAACAACAGGCGCGGCGCGCCAGTCCCATACGAAATCACGGCGGAGTCGCCGCCGAGCTTTTCGATCATCATCAACTGTTCTCTGAACAGAGCGAGCGGCACCGTTATTCCCTTCCCGAGCCAACCGGGCAGCGTTGCTGACCCGCTTGGGATCGAATAGGCGAATAAGCGATGACCGTCGGTCGCGCTGACACGGACTTCGCCTTCGCGCGTGGCGATGTTGACGCCCTGGAGATTTTCCGGGACGTCTTTCTTGTCGCCGTTGACATCGGTGGTTTTGGCACCGGTGCAGCTGATCGCTGCCTTGAGCGCGAGCACGGGGATGGCGATCGGCTCAAGCGCCGCCACCGACTCCACGACCGCCTCCTCGACAACGTTCTCGGCAGCGCCGTTCGACGGCGCCACTTCGCGCGAAGTGCTTTTCTTGGTTCGCATAATGGGTCTCCATTGCAGGTATCGGGAAATTAGCTTCCCGTGACGCGCGGGCGAGCCGCGCGTTTCGGCCCGGTGCTACCGGGCCTCGTCAGACGGGTTTAGTGATGTAGTAATTGCGCGATTTGCGTTAATTGGCCGCTGATGTCGCCGAGCCGACCGTTCATGCTGACAATCATGCCAAGAACTGCGATCGTGGCGGCGGCATTCGCGCCGACCGCCCAAATCAACATTGTCAGCTTTCCTTCGACGCCGAGCAGCCGCTTTTCATAATCGGCAAGTTCTTCTGCGGCTTTGTCGGCTTTGTCGGTCGAAGCGCCAGCGTCCAGCAACGCATCGCGTAATGCGCCGAGTTGCAACGCCATGTTGCCTCCATTGTTGTCAGCCGAGATATAGCAACAATTCCTCGGCGCCGAACACCTGTTCGGCACCGCAGCTGTCGCACGTGTAGTTGCGAGCGTCGGGTTCGCAACCGTCGGCCTCTTCGCCGCAAATCAGGCAAAAGCCGGGGTTATCGAGTTCCGTCATCTCGCGTTCGACTGCCTCCATCACGCGTTCAGCGGTGATCGAAGCGTGCCACAGCTTGCGCGCTAGCATGACCGGCACTCCGGGTAGAGTTGCAGACGGGTCGAGCGCATCGCCGGCACGCCGTGGCGGCCGAATTGACGCCGCCAGGCAGCAAGTTCCTCGTTCGATACGGCAAAGCGGATCGAAGCCTCGGCGATCGACAACAAGTCGTAATCGATCGCCAGCAACAACACCGCTTTGCGTTGCGGCGACCAACGATCAGTGGCCATTGTTCGGGACCATGACGTTGAGCGCCAACTTGACGCCGGGGCGCTTGCACTCGACTGGCACTATCCCGTGGGTCGAGGCGATCAGCTTGGTTTTGCCGGTCTTCGACGTGACGCCGCGGGCGGTCAGATCGCAGGTGATTACGAGCTTGTCGCCCGTCACCTTGATTTCGACGTTTTCCATAAGGGTCTCCATTGCAGGTGGTACGGAATTGGACTTCCGCGACGTCCCGACTTGTGTCGGGACGTTTCGTCCCCTGTCACGGGGACTCGTCAGGCGGGGATTAATCCCAGGATCGGGATTTGCCGTAAGTGTCGCGGATGAGGATTTTCGTCCCGAAGTCGCGCGAACGCGCCTCGGTGGCGAAGGCCTGAACCTCCTTCTCGTCCTCGCATTGCGCGTGGTCGAGCAGTTCGAGCCCGTCACGGCTCAACACCGTGACTTGCCATTTGACCCTGCTGCCGCGTGGCGGCACATATTGGCGACGTGCCATGATGGTCTCCATTGCAGAAGTGCGGATTTTTTGTACCGCTACGCCCAGCTTGCGTTGGGCGTTTCGCTGGGGTCTCACCAGCTCTTCAGGCGGTTTGTGCTGCCAACGCGTCCTCGAGGGCCTTCTTGGCAACTGGGTTGGTGAACGTCGCGACGCGAGCCGCGAGCCGGGTCCGATTGGCCCGACGTGCAGCCTCGTGACGATCGCACGGGACGCTCGAACGCACGCGACGCGCCGGCGCATCGGCCAGTTGCGCGTCATAGTGCGCCAGCGCCTCAACAACCGCTGCTTTCGCGACGGCGTTGGTGAAGGTTTCGCCCTTCTGGGCCAGCCGGGTACGATTTGCGCGCACGGCTGCGAAGTGCATCACTGACTTTGTCATCGTGGACTCCATTGCAGAAAAGGGGTGCGGTCGAAAGTACCGCGACCAGCCTTGTGGCTGGTTTCGCCCGGATTTCAAGGGCTCATCAGGCGGTTACGCGACAGTGATAACGACGTTGTCGCTGTCGCCGTTCGACCCGGTGTCGAGGTCATAGCGACCGACACGGATCAACGCGTCGAAGATGATTTCTTCGTCGTCGTCTAACATGTTGACGGCGATTACATCGAATAGCGGGGCTGTTTCGGACGAACCATCGGAGAAAGTCAGGCAGACGATCGTTGAACGGGTGATCATCGTGGGCTCCATTGCAGAGAGTTACCGCTACGCCCAGCAAGCGCTGGGCGTTTCGCCCGAATTTCACGGGCTCGTCAGGCGGCTTGTGACAGCGCGTCTTCGATCGCCTTGCGGGCGATTTCGTTGGTGAACTTCGAAGCGCGAACTGCGAGCCGGGTGCGATTTGCCTTGACAGCTGCGAGGTGCCGATCGCACGGGGTGGGCACATTGTGCAGCGCGTCGAAAATCGCGACCGCTTCGGAAATCGCCTTGCGTGCGACTTCGTTGGTGAACGAATTCGACTTGGCAGCCAGGCGGGTCCGGTTTGCGCGGATCGCAGCGATATGGCGGATCGTGTTGGTCATCGTGGGCTCCATTGCGATAGGGTTTCGGGTTGATTTCCCGTGAGCGCTTGTGCGCTTTCGTCCCGGCATCACCGGGCCTCGTCAGACGGGTTGCGATCAAGCGCGCGTCATTTCTGACGCGCGCTCGCTCGTTTCGTTTGCAAGTGGAGATCCTGCAATGAGCCGCGCTATCTGGCAGCGCGGGTGCATTCCTTCGATTTTGTCGTGTCCGAAACCCGAAGTGGGTCGCCTGTGGGGGGGCCTGCCGGGGAGCTTCAGGCGCTAGTGCGCGCTTTCGAGCTTTCCTACCCGATCCCGATCCGTCAGCCCGGGGAATGATATGGTTGGCTGACTTTGCAATCCTTCGAAGCTGGGTCGCGCCTGGATTGCTTCGCGCGTCCCTTGGAAGTCTTGTTTCGTTTCGCGTTTCGCTTCGTCCTTCTGTCGTTTCGTCTTACACACATGAATATAAGCTATTCGCCGGGCTTCTCAAGAGATTTTTTCCACTTTTCCGGGCGTTTGTACTCGTTTTCGGAAGTAATTGAAAAACCAACCGCATCCGCACGTTGAAACACACCGCAAGCGGGGTGCGACAGCCTGTCGCAGGCCGCTTGTTGCGTGCATCTTGCGTGCGAGGTCGCGCGATGGGGGGTCGCAAAGTCGCGTCAGATCGCGCTGGGCGCGTCGCTGGCGCGCGAAAGCGCTTCGCACGTAGGGCAGGTTAGGGCGCGTCATCACGTGCGCCAGGACGCGTCCCTGTCGATTTGCGTCGTCGCGCGAGATCGCGACGTGGTTCTCGCGTGTTGGTAGAAAACGGTTACGGACGACCGTCTTTGCGGCTAAGCTTCGCGCATGAAAGGCATGCGGCCGGGACAAGGCGGCTTCACGTTCGACGCCACGGTGTTTCTGGGAAACCTCGAAGCATTGGCCCCGCCCAAGTCTGACCCCGCGGTGGCGCTGGCGCTGGTCGACACCGCCAAGGCCAGCATCACCAAAGCGGCGCAATTGATCGCCAAGCGCACCGGGCTCAAGAGCGGCACGGTCAAGGCGCGACTGTCTTATGACTCGGTGCGGGTCGGCGATTATCAGGCGACGATCCGCTCATCACGCAAGCCGATCCCGCTGTACGACTTCCCCGGCACGGCGCAGACCGGCGCAGGGGTGCGCACGCGCGCCTGGGGCAAGAGCCAGGTCATCCGCTCGGCGTTTATCGCCAACATGCGGTCCGGGCACCGCGGCGCTTATCGCCGCCGAACGCGTCGCCGCCTGCCGATCAAGGAATTGTGGGGACCGACTATTTATGGCACCTTCGCCACGCCGGAAGTGCAGGGCCTGATCCGCTCAACTATGCAGGATCGTTTGAGGACAGCGCTTCTCCGGCGTCTCGCCGCGGCCCAGCGCCGTCGACGATGACAAAGGGCCGGTTCTCACTGTGACTGAGAACCGGCCCCGATTGCTTGCTCCACCCCGTTCGCGCCCCAACGGTGCGGCTACCGCTCTACGCGGGTCGCAGGGGAAAGGCAAGCGTTTTCAATGCCGGATTGTTCACCGGAAGCCAGGGCGGAACGTCGGCGGCAGATCGCCGATTTGTGGCGCAGCATCGGCAATCCGGCGACGAGCCTTTCTGACCGTTCGCGGTCGATCGGCTATGCCACAATCGAACAACGGCTAAAGGCGATCGGCGAACTCGAACGCCTCGAAGAGCTTTGCGACACCGGAGGCCGGCGGGCCGCGCGCATCGCCTACATTCCATTGATCAAGGGGCTCTAGGAAATGGCGAGCCTCTGGCGCCGTCTCATCGAGCCGTTTCGCTTTAAACCTCAAGCGCAGGGCGAACTGCCGCCGGTCGGCGACGGGTTCACCGCGACGCGCAATATCCCGCCCGGTCTTGAGGCCGGCGCTGTCCGCCGCCGCCTGGCCGTCTGGCAACCGATGGCCCAGCACATCAACGTGCAGATGCGCGCGGCCGGCGACACGATCAATGCCCGCGCCCGATGGCTGGTGCGCAACAACGGCTATGCCAAAGCGGCGCTGCGATCATGGTCGGCAGCCACGGTCGGCGCCGGGATCAAGCCGTCATCTTTGGTCGAGGACGAGACGCTGCGCGACCGCATCCACGAAGCGTGGAACATCTGGACCGACGAAGCCGATGCCGAAGAAGTCACCGATTTTTACGGGATCAGCCGCCGTGTTTCACGGGAAACGTTTCTTGCTGGCGAGTGCTTTGTCCGCTTGCGGCCGCGGTTCCCCCAGGATGGCCTGACGGTCCCGCTGCAGCTCCAAATGCTGCCGGCCGAACAACTCCCGTTGTGGAAGCTCGACTACGCGCCGAACGGCAATCCAATCCGTCTCGGCATCGAATTTGACCGCAATCTGCGCGACAAGCGCGTCGCCTATTGGTTTTACCGCACCAACCCGACGGACGCGACGACCTTTCGCGATGCGTTGCTGCAAGATCAGCTCACGCGCGTCCCGGCCGAGGACGTGATCCACGTCTTCGATCCGATCGAGGCCGGTCAGGTGCGCGGGACGACGGGCTATGCCGCGGCCATCGTCAAATTGTTCCAGCTCGACGCCTTCGACGACGCCGAATTGGAGCGTCAAAAGCAACAGAGTCGCTACGCCACCTTTATAGAAACGCCGGAGGAGCACGACGAGGACGGCAACCCGCTGGTCCCGCGCCCCGAAGACGACGATCTGGCCTTTGCCCCCGGCGCGACCGTGCAACTCTACCCCGGCGAGAAGGTCACGCATTCCCAACCCGGCGGCACGCCAAGCGGCTACGAGTCGTTCCAGTATCGGGTGATCCTGCAAATCTGTGCCGCCCTCGGCATCCCCTACGCCGAACTGTCGGCCGATTTGAATAAGGCGACCTATGCCAGTTCGCGCGCCGGCCTGCTCGCCTTCCGCGCCGAGGTCGAGGCGTTTCAGCATGCCGTGCTCGTGTTTCAATTCTTGCGCAAGGTCTGGATCCACTGGTTCGACGCCGCGGTGCTCGCCAGCGCGTTGCCGATCACCGCCTCGCGCTACACCGCGCGCCCGATGGAGTACCGCGCCTACAAGGCAATCGCGCCGCGCGCGGCCTGGGTCGATCCGCTCAAGGACCGTCAGGCCGCCATCCTGGCGCTCAAGGCCGGCATCCTGGCGCCGCAAGATGTCGTCGAGGCTGAAGGCTACGACCTCGAGGAGACCTATCACCGCATCGCCGAGGCCGCGGCTCTCGCGCAGAAGCTCGGGATCACAATCGATTACGGCGCGCGCACCCAGAGCATCGGCACCAGTCAACCGGGCGACGGGACATCCGCGGCGCCGACCGACGCGGAGGCCGCTGCATGATCCGAGACCTGTCGCATATCTTCGCCCGGATCTTCGGGGTTCCGCTGCTGATCCAGCCGGGGAAGCTCGAAGCCTTGCTGGCCGGCCTGGACGCCGCGCGGTTCCATCGCGGCTCGCTGCTCATCACGGCGGAAGATGGGGCGTCGCTTGAGCCGGCCCAGCCCGAGGCGCCGACCTATGGCTACCGGCTCAACAAGGGCGTCGCCACGGTCCCGGTGCACGGCGTGCTGGTGCGCCGCGCCGGCCAGATCGACGCCGACTCCACCCGCTTGCAGTCCTACGAGAACCTGACCCGGGTGCTGCGCAATGTCCGCGCCGATCGCCGCGCCCGCGCCATCCTGCTCGATATCGACAGTCCCGGCGGCGAGGCCGGCGGCGTCTTCGACTTCGCCAACGAAGTTCGCGCGATCGGCCGCGACAAGCCGGTCTGGGCCGTCGCCAACGACGACGCGTTGTCGGCTGCCTATGCCATCGCCGCCGCGGCGCAGCGTGTCTGGGTCACCGACACCGGGGCCGCCGGCGGTGTCGGCGTGGTTGCCCTGCACCTCGACCAGTCGCGCCGCGATGAAGAGGCGGGGATCGCCTACAGCTACATTTTCAAGGGCGCGCACAAGATCGACGCCAATCCCCACGAGCCGTTGTCGATCGAGGCGCGGATCGGCATCCAGGGCGAGATCGACCGAATTTACGACAAGTTCACGGCCTCGGTCGCCGAGCACCGTCGCTTGCAGCCGGCTCAGGTTCGCGCCACCGAGGCGCGCGTCTATTTCGGCGGCAACGCCCGCAGCGAAGGCCTGGCCGACGAAGTCGGCAATTACGATCAGGCGCACCAGGCGCTCGCCGAGAGCGTGAGCCTCGGCCCCGTCAATTCCGCCAGCCGCCCGCGAGGAGATAGCAGAATGGACAACAGCGAAGACAATCCCGCCACGACCGCCGCAACCAACGTCGTCAACCTCGATGACGTCCGCGGCGAGGCGCGCACCCAGGCTCTGGCCTATGCCGAGGAGGTTTCACACCTTTGCAAGTTGGGGCGACACCCAGAGCTGACGGGTGATTTCCTGAAGCGCAACGCGCCAATCTCCACCGTCGCCCGCGAGCTGATGGAGTTGAATGCGCACAATGACCAGGCACGCCAAATCGACATCATCGACACTGCCGCCACCATTCGCGCCGCCCAGCTTGGCAACCAGCCATCTGACGTGATCAAGGCCAACGCCGAGCGCATGGCTGCCTACCAGACTCCAGTGCGGGGCAGCTACTAATGTCGTCGCTCAGCCTGGGGCTGATGGCGTACATCGGCCGGCCGTATCTGGAGCGCGTGCCGCCGCCGACGCCGCCCGACCCTGGCAATGGCGGCAATGGCAGTGCCGATCCCCCGCTAGGCGAAACCTTGCCGGCGCCGCCCGAGGGGCCCGAACAGCACCCGCATCCCGTGCGCCGTGCCGGTCCCCCGCGCCCGCGCCGCCCGAACTAAGCCATGGCTGCTGCACGCGAGGCTACGCGCTATGCCAATTCCGTCTTGACCGAGGCGAAACTGTGGCGCTCGCGTGAGGTCCGCTTGACTGCCGTCATACCGGGGGGCACGCCGAGTGGCACGATCTTCGACAATGCGGGAAATATACTGATCGCCGGGACGATCAATTCTGCCTCGTCGATCCTGTTGCGGCCTGAGCCGCCGCAGACTGTCGCCAACAGCAAGCTGGTGCTGGCACGCAATGCCGAGGTCAACGACGCCTTTCTGTCTTACGTGATGCAGGGCGGCGTGCCAATGAACCAGGCGCAAATCGACTCGACCAATCTCGCATTGTTGATGAACAGCGGGATCGTCGTGCGCAAGGGGGTGCTGCCTGACTCCAGGGCCTCGACCAGCTTTTTCGGCGACCTGGGGGCAGCCATCAGCGGTGCCTTCGCGGCGGCGGGCGAGGCGGTTGCTGGTGTTGTCAACGTCGTGTTGGCGTTGGTCTATCACCCGCGCAACCGGGATCGCCGCTGATGGCGCAGTCTGTTCGCGCATTCGATGGCGGTCTGTCCCTGTCCCGGCAAGAGCCGTGGTTCGCCGCCTTCCTGCTGGCCGAGTCGCGGCAGTATCGCTCGCGCGGCATCCGCGAGATCCAGGCAGGGGCCTGGGCAGTCGGGACCCTCCTCGACAGCGCCGGCGATGTCGTCACCCCCTCGACTGTGGGCGATGCGAGCTGGGTCCTGCTCGCCCCGTTTTTCGATGAGCAGCGCGCCCCTGCCCTGCTGATCATGCGTGATGCCGAGGTCAACGACTGGTACATCCAATACGGCGTGCTCAATCACGGCGCGGTGAATGAGGCATTGCGCGTCAACAGCCGCATTATCGTGCGTGCTGGGCCGGCTCAGTTCGGGATCGAGGCGCGCGATGTGACGGTCAGCCCAGCCGTGGGCGGACAAGGGGACGTGCAGGCCGCGCTGGAGTATGTCAACGACAACATGCTCAGCACAGCCGGCGCGACCATGACCGGGCCGCTGCATGTGCGCGAAGTTGACGCCGCGACCGAGCGCACCGAAGCAGTCAATCGCGGCTATGTCGACTCGCTGGTCCTGGGCGTGTCGAATTTTATTGGCCGGCTCGATGCCGAGAACGATGAGGTCTATTACACCCAGATTTCAGGCATCACCCCCAGCCCTGGGCCGCTCTGCACGCCCGAGATTGCGCGCCAGGGCGGCATGGTGATCTGCGAGCGGCCAGGGATCATGCCCCCCGGCTCCCAGATGGAGGGGACCGTGTTCAGCTATGGCGACCGCGCCATCAGCGACGGCGACGTTTGGTATCACTTCCCCTCAGTCACTGAGCAAGTCACCGGCACGATGGTTGCCCTAACCCCTGAGGTTTTCGCCCGCGACAATGTGCAGGCTGCACTGCAAATGGCCGAGGCTGCGGTCAACAACCGGGTGCAAAAGAGCGGCGACACCATCACCGGC